GCCCCCATGCCGGAGCCGTCCGACGCCTATCTGGAAAAGTTCTACGCCAAGGCAGGCGAACAGCACGAGCGCTGGCACGAGGCCGGTATCCCCACCCCCTCCGAAGCGAAGAAGCAGGGTATGACTTACGCCGCGTGGTGTGCGCTGGCAGATATGCGAGGTGTTTAATGGCAAGTAATTTTCGGCTGGACGAGCTGATCCGCCGGTATCCCCCACGGGAGAAGAAGCAGAAGAAAGTCCCCAAGGTCGAGTTCCAGTCCAAGCAGCCCTGCTGGGATTGTGCAAACGCCTGCGGCGGATGCGAGTGGTCGGCGCGGTTTGAACCGGTTCCGGGATGGGATGCAATTCCAACAACACGGACGGTCAGCGGAAAGTTTGTAGAGAAATCTTTTAGCGTCCGTGCCTGCCCAAAATTCAGGAGGGGATAACGATGAAGTGTGAACTTTACCACGATAATTTTCAAAATTTTAAGCGATACAATGTACCGAAAGCACAACTTGTGATCGCGGATATTCCGTACAACATCGGTGCGGATGCATACGCTTCTAACCCTATGTGGTACAAGGACGGTGACAACAAGAACGGAGAAAGCAAGCTGGCGAAGCAGAGCTTTTTTCACACGGACGGGAATTTTCGCATTGCGGAGTATATGCACTTCTGCAACCGGATGCTGCGGAAGGAGCCGAAGGAAAAGGGGCAGGCACCGGCCATGATCGTATTCTGCGCCTTTGAGCAGATGCAGACGGTGATCGAGTACGGAAAGCAATACGGGTTTATGAAGTCTTACCCCTTGTTTTTCGTAAAAAACTATTCGGCGCAAGTGCTGAAGGCCAACATGAAAATTGTCGGTGCGACGGAGTTTGCCGTTGTCCTCTACCGGGACAAGTTGCCGAAATTCCGCAACGTGGGGGCAGATGGAGAGCGGCACATGGTATTTGACTGGATCTCGTGGGAGCGTGACAAGCGCAGCGAGTATCCGAAGGTACACCCAACGCAGAAGCCGATTGGTGTCTTGAAAAAGCTGATTTCCGTATTTACGGATCCCGGCGATGTGGTGATTGACCCTTGCGCTGGCAGCGGGTCTACGCTCCGGGCCGCCTATGAGTTAGGGCGCAATGCCTACGGCTTTGAGGTTGATAAGGCGTTTTACAAAGCGGCAAAGGAGGAAATGCTTGCACCGCTGTTTGAAAAGCCGGAATTTGAGCAAATGCGAATGGGAGAAGCAACATGATCCGGCTTGTGATTGACATTTACGATGGCGAGGACACGCAGGGTACGAAGGAGGCGGTAGCCATGCTGCTGGAGCCTCTGGGCCGCGTCCGGGTGGTCAGCGTCATTACCAACGGTAAGGAGGAAAAGCGGTGATTGCATTTGAGATCCCTTATCCGGCAACGAAGCGCGGTAAAGCGGCGTGGAACAAGCGGTTTGGCCTAAACGCGTATTACGCCGGTAAGCACTGGTCGCAGCGGAAGAAAGATGCGGAAGAGCTGCACACCTTGGCCCACTTGGCAATGCGCAAAGCAGGTGTTACAAAACGTCTGGTAAAAAAACCCGTCAAAGTGACATTTTTCTGGAATGACAATCTGGACGTTGACAATCACGGCGCGCTGGGCAAAGCCTTTGTGGATGCGATGAAGGGCTACATACTGCCGGATGACAACCGGGAGTGGTTCCGTGCCGTGGAACACAAATTTTGGAGCGGAGATACGATCCGCGTGGAAATTGAGGAGGCAGAATGATGGATGCTGTGGAGTTTTTGAAAACATTGCGCAGAATGTGCAACTGCGAGTGCTACAAATGCGAGTTTGGGAAAAGGCTTATCAGGGTTGAAACCTGCACAGTCTGGAGAAAAACCCACCCGGAGGAGGCCGTCGCCATTGTGGAGCAGTGGGCCACCAAGCACCCCGCCAAAACCAGACAGAGCGAGTTCTTGAAGCAGTGGCCGGAGGCGGCACTCTCAAAAGACGGTGCCATAGCGATATGCCCGCTTGCAATCTCAGCCGCGTATAGGCATGGGAATGGCGCTTGCAACAAAGACAATTCTGATACGTGCGCTGACTGCAAACGGCAATTCTGGCTTGCGGAGGTGGAGGAATGACCCGTGAAGAGATTTTAGCCGCTGCCAAGCAGTGCGTGTGCGGAGACCGGGATCAGGATTACGGCCGCCCGGAAAAGTCCTTTGAAATGATCGCAGACCTGTGGGAGCCGTACCTACGGCAGAAATGCGGGGCGCATATCTGCCTGACTGCGGCGGACGTAGGCGCCATGATGTGCCTGTTTAAGCTGGCCCGCATCGCCACCGGTCACGGCAAAGCAGATAACTGGATCGATTTGGCCGGATATGCCGCTTGCGGCGGGGAATTGGAGGGCACATGAAAGTATTGATAGCCTGCGAGGAATCACAGGAAGTCTGCAAGGCGTTCCGGGCGCTGGGCCACGAGGCGTATTCCTGCGACATCCAGGAGCCGTCCGGCGGGCATCTTGAGTGGCACATCTTAGGCGATGCGCTCAAGGCCATCGAGGGTGGGCAAGTGACCACTATGGACGGACAGACCCATGACGTGGGGCGGTGGGATATGATTATTGCTTTTCCGCCCTGCACCAAAACCAGCAACGCCGGAGCGCGGCACTTGTATAGGGGCGGCAAGCTCAATATCAAGCGGTATTATGAGGGCTTGTGCGGCAAAGCGCTGTTTTTAGCTATTTGGGCAGCAGATTGTGAAAAAGTTGTGATTGAGAATCCAACGCCGAGTAAAGTCTTTGAGTATCCAGAGCCAACCCAAGCCATACAGCCCTATCAATACGGGCACCCGTTCAGCAAAAAAACCTTACTGTGGGAGCGTGGCGTCCAGCCGTTAGAGCCGACCAATATTGTTGAACCGACAGCAACATGGTGTCCGAGCGGCAGCTACAGCCATAAGCATGGGGAACAGCATAAAGGGATGTTTACCACAGATAGGGCGAAAAACCGCGCAAAGACCTTCCCCGGCATCGCCAAAGCTATGGCGGAGCAATGGGGAGGAGACATTATGGAGGACGAAGCAGAATGAACAAAGACTTAATGTTTTCATCAAGATCTGAAATGTGGGAAACACCGAAAGCATTTTTCGACGATCTCGATGAACTGTTCCATTTCACGCTGGACGCTTGCGCAACGTCAGAAAACGCAAAATGCGAACGCTATTTCACCCCAGAGATGGACGGACTGAAACAGGACTGGGACGGCGTTGTGTGGTGCAATCCCCCATACGGACGCGGCGTTGGGGCGTGGGTAGAGAAAGCGCATCGAACCGCCGAGGAATCAGACGCAACGGTTGTGATGCTGCTTCCGGCGCGGACGGATACCGCTTGGTTCCACGATTACTGCTACAACGACAAATATGCAACCATCAATTTCGTGCGTGGGAGATTAAAGTTCGGCGGAGAAAAGAACAGTGCCCCATTCCCAAGCATGGTGGTGATTTTTCGCCGACCCGCGAAAGCGCTACATTAGGGAGGCTCAGAGAGAGCTTCAAATTTTAACAAAAATCAGGAGGAATTTTCACTATGAACAACAATCAGGACTATATCGTTCGCTGCGACCGCGCAGGCGTGTTTTTCGGCAAGATCAAGGAGCGAAACGGCTCCGAGGTTACCATGACCGATGTTCGTAAGCTGTGGAATTGGGACGGCGCGTGTGCCGTGGAGCAGTTGGCGCAGGACGGTACAAAAGCACCGGGCAACTGCCGTTTTACCGTGACGATTCCGGAAATGACCGTGCTTGGTGCGATCCAGATCATCCCGTGCACAGACACGGCATCTGCGTCTCTTCGAGGCGTAAAGGAGTGGAAGAGATGACGCTTGACGAGAAGATTAAAGCCTTTTTGCCTGTGAGCTCCGGCGACGGCTACGGCTCCGGCTACGGCGACGGCGACGGCTACGGCTCCGGCGACGGCTACGGCTCCGGCTCCGGCTACGGCGACGGCTACGGCTACGGCGACGGCGCCGGCTACGGCTCCGGCTACGGCTCCGGCGACGGCTACGGCTCCGGCTACGGCTACGGCTCCGGCGACGGCTACGGCGACGGCTCCGGCTACGGCTACGGAATTAAGAGTTTCAACCGGAAAACGGTTTATCGAATTGACGGTGTCAATACGCTGATTCGTTCCGTGCGCGGCAACACTGCGCACGGGGCAATCTTGAACGGTGATTTGACGCTTACACCGTGCTACATCGTCAAGCAGGACAACATTTTCGCGCATGGCGAAACGCTGCGCGAAGCAATGGAGGCGTTGCGAGACAAGCTTTTCGAGGATATGCCGGAAGACGAGCGTATAGATGCGTTCCTGCGAGAGACAGACCGTGAAAAAACGTATCCGACGCAGTATTTTTACGACTGGCATCATCGCTTGACCGGATCGTGTGACATGGGGCGAAAGCAGTTTGCCCGAGACTGCGGCGTCGACCTCGAGCACGGCATGATGACGCTGACGGAATTTTTGGAGCTGACAAAAGACGCTTACGGTGGCGACGTGATCCGAAAAGTGATTAGTAAGATGCAGGAGGTGGAGTGATGGAGAGATTGACAAAATATCTCGCAAGCGGCGCAGCGGATTACAATTATCCGGCAGGTTGTTACAGTGGCAATGATTGCAATGACCGTGTGGCAAAAAGCGCGTACAGACAGACGTGTGTGGAGCGTCTTGCAGCCTACGAGGAAACGGGGCTGACGCCGGAAGAGTCTAAACGAATGTCTAATATCCTGATGGATGTTGGAATTGATTATAATTGCAGTTGGGAGTATGTGAAAAACTGGCTGCTGGATGACCGTCTGCGTGAGCTGGACGAGGCCGACAAGGATGGACGCGTGGTGGTGCTGCCGTGCAAGGTGGGTTAGCGGGTGTTCGCCGAACAGGAGGGCTGACAATGGCTGAAAAAGAAATGCAGAGTGCAGATGTTTGCACCCACAAGAACAAAATAAAGACCAGCTTTGCAAAAATTTTTGTTTCAGGGACGCCTGACAGGCCGTATTTCAACATCTTGTATTTTGACCCGGTAGATCAAGATTATCACGTTGGGTTCGGTTCATATTGCCTTGAGTACGTATTTAAGCGGCTCTCAGATGAGTTTGAAATTGAAGATGCTCCCGCCGCCGATGTTGCCCCGGTGGTGCATGCGCGGTGGGTACAAGATGCGGACGGCGATTGGTATTGTACAAACTGCGATGAAGTTGTTGCTATTTGCGAAAGTGGTAGAGAACGGACTTATCGCAAGCTATACTGTCCCAACTGTGGCGCGAAGATGGACGGAGGTAACAGCGATGCGACTGATTGATGGTGACACCTTATGGAAAAAGCTCGACGACGAGACGTGGTACGACAACGCAGATAGGGACGAAATTGCTTTGCCCTTCGTGGCCGATGCTCCCACCGTCGATGCCGTGGTCGTGACGCGGTGCAAGGACTGCAAGTATTACAATCCGGATGAATACGAATGCGGGTGTGATTTTGCCGGTGGATTACCGTATATAAAACCGGACGATTTTTGCAGCTACGGCGAGCCGAAGGAGGTGTGACACATGGACGTTGTTGGGCGAAAAGTTGTTAAAACGCGGGCGGCTCATGTGTGCTTCGGCTGCGGGAGAAAATTCGAGCAAGGGGCCATGATGGAGCGCAGTTGCGTTTTCGATGGGGCGCCGTGGACGTGCTATCTGTGCGAGAGCTGTCAGAAAGCGTCTTCTGAATTAGGCTGGCAAGACGAGTATGGATTTGGGGACTTGCGCGAACGTTCACTTGAGATTGAGAGGGAGGCATTCCATGCTGACGATCACGATTAAAGCCAACGTCCCCGCCTCCGACGCGCAGGGCATCAAGGATCGTATCGCCATGGATATCGAGCGATACGGCGACTGCAAGGTCGTGAGCATCGTGAGCGACCGGGGACGCGGGGAACAAATGAAAATGGGAGGAGCCAAATTATGAGCATCAACATCAAGAAGTACACCAAAGACCAGATGGCGAAAATGGTGGAGGAAGCACAGGAAAAGCAGGGGGCAGCGGAAGCTGAGGCGGCGGCACATTTTAAGGACGGCGTAAAACTGGCCGAGGAAAATGAAAAGCTGCGTGGAGAGATCGGCACGCTGACCGAGCGGCTTGACCAGATGAACGGCGAGGTCATCAACAAGGCAAACGAGATCGCGAACCTGAAAGCGGACTTGGATACGCTGCGAAATAAGCTTGCTGACACTGAGGCGGCGCTTGGGCGGGCAAATGCAGAGGTATCGAGAATGACGGTGGGCTGCCGACAAGTTGAAGAAGGACGTGATTATATGCATCAGCAATGGAGCAACGCCGAGCAGCGCGCCAATTACGCAGAATCCCACCCGTGGCGCAACCTGTGGGCGTGGCTCAAAAGAAAGCTCAAAATGGCATAAGAAGAGGCGGGGCGAAAGCCCTGCTTCTCTTTTTGCCGTGAGGGAGAACCCCTTTCTTTTCTTTTATATTTCTTTTCTTTCGGGAGAGGGTGCTATATGCAGGATGTATCTATGTTGTGTGTATGTAACTATACAAGGGAGAGCACAGGAAGAGGGAGAGAAAGTTTCCACGCCCGTGGTGAGAAATAAAAGATGGCGTGTTACCGTCGGAAATAGGAAGCTCGGTTCCCCGAGCGGGGGATAAGAATGCTGTGCGATAAGGCCGAGGACGGGGGGCTTGCAGCATAAAAAAGAAAGGCGGTGGCGGCATGGCAAAAGCAGGGTGTCATCCCAAATATGCGACGGTCGAAGAAATGCAGGCCGTCATTGACCAATACTTCGAGGATTGCAAGGGCGAGCCGATCATAGGGGACGATGGGATGCCGATCCTCGACAAATTAGGGCAGCCGTTTATCATTCATCAGCGCCCGCCGACGGTGACAGGGCTCGCGCTTGCGCTGGGGTTTACGAGCAGGCAGGCGCTGCTGAACTATCAGGCAAAGAAAGGATTCGTTGACACGGTTACGCGCGCGAAGTCTCGCATCGAGGCTTACGCAGAGGAACGGCTCTTCGACCGAAACGGCCAGCGTGGCGCTGAATTCAGCCTGAGATACAATTTCCGCTGGGTAAATGACGAGAAGAAGGACGACAGCGGAGAGAGCGTGTGCGGTGTGGCAGAGCTTCCCGCGGTGATGCCTGTTCCGCAGGACGCGGGAGGTGATGCGAATGGCGAAGCGTAGCGTGGTATGGAAGCCGCAGCCCAAGCAAGCGCTCTTTATGAGCCGCTGGGAGGATGAGGCTCTATACGGCGGCGCGGCCGGTTAGGCGGGGGAAAATCCGACGCGTTGGTCATCGAGGCATTGCGGCAGGTGGATATCCCGTATTACAAGGCGATTATCCTGCGAAAGACCTTCCCGCAGCTTGCCGAGCTCATTGACAAGACGCTGAACTACTATCCGCGTATCTATCCGGGCGCGCGCTACAACGGCAGCAGCCACACATGGACCTTCCCGAGCGGGGCGAAAATACTTTTCGGCTCGATGCAGTACGCAAAGGACAAGATCAAGTATCAGGGACAGGCGTATGACTTTATCGCATTCGACGAACTGACCCACTTTACGTGGGAGGAATACAGCTACCTCTTTTCCCGCAACCGACCGAACGGGCCGGGGACGCGTGTATACATCCGCAGCACGGCGAACCCCGGCGGCGTGGGGCACGGATGGGTCAAGGAACGTTTCATCACAGCAGCGCCGCCGATGAGGACCATCCGCGAGGATGCCGTCGTGCGCTTTCCAGATGGGCACGAAGAACATCGGCAGAAGAGCCGCATCTTTGTGCCGAGCACGGTATTCGACAATAAGATACTGCTCAAGAACGACGACAGCTATTTGACGCGCCTCGCGTCGATGCCGGAGGCGGAGAAGAACGCACTGCTCTACGGCGACTGGGACACATTCTCCGGGCAGGTGTTTACCGAGTGGCGCAATGACAGCGAACACTACCGCGACCGCATCCATACGCACGTCATCGCGCCGTTTCAGGTGCCGAAGGAGTGGCCAATCTGGTGCGCAATGGACTGGGGCTATTCAAGGCCGTTCGCCATCGGCTGGTTCGCGGTCGACCATGACAGGCGTCTCTACCACATCCGGGAATATTACGGCTGCACGGGCACACCGAACGAGGGCGTGAAGATGGAACCGACGGCGGTGGCCCGCGAGATGAAGCGCATTGAGGCAGAAGACCCGAACCTCAAGGGGAGGCACATCTTCCGCGTGGGCGACCCCGCCATTTGGGGCACACAGGGCACGGAGAGCATCGGCTCGCTCTTTGAGCGCGAGCGCGTCTACTTCGAGAAGGGGGATAACGCCCGCATCGACGGCAAGATGCAGATGCACAACCGATTCGCGTTTGATGAGAACGGCGTGCCGATGCTGTATATCTTCGATACGTGCAAAAATTTCATCCGCACGGTGCCAAACCTCGTTTACGACGAAAAGGACGTTGAGGACGTGAACACCGAGCAGGAGGATCATATCTACGACATGACACGCTATGTGTGCATGGAGAATCCCATTGCGGCGCGGGTAAATAAGCCGCCGAAGCCGGTCTTGTACGACCCGCTGGACATCAATACGCCGAGCTACGACAGATATGCGTGGTTCCAACACAACTGACAGGAGGGGGAGACATGGCAGGGACGAGAAAATTCCCGCAGACGCAGCAGCAGGCCGACGCGGCTGGCGCTGCTGCGATGTTGGATGCAAAGGCAGAAGCGCCGCTTGTAGGCGCATTCCGCGACAGCGACGCGGCGATGAGCAGCGGCGCAGCCATCGGCAGCAAGGAGATCGGTGACGCCGTAGAAACGCTGCAAAAGTACAAGCAGGGAAAGAGCAACTTCGAGAATCGCATCATCAGCGAGGAGCGCTGGTGGAAGCTGCGGCATTGGGAGGATATCCGACGCGGGGCGAAAGATGCGGGGGAATCGCCCGAGCCTGCGAGTGCATGGTTGTTTAACTCAATCATGAATAAGCACGCCGACGCGATGGACAATTACCCCGAGCCCGTATGCCTGCCTCGCGAGCAGAGCGACGAGGAAAGCGCGCAGACGCTCTCGTCCGTGCTGCCGGTCATCATGGAATACAACGAATTTGACAGCACATACAGCTTCGAGTGGTGGGAAAAGCTCAAACACGGTGTGGCGCTCTATGGGGTGTTTTGGGACAAGGAGAAAGACAACGGGCTCGGCGACATCGCTATCGAGGGCATTGACCCGCTGAATATCTTCTGGGAGCCGGGTATTGAGGACATCCAGAAGAGCCGCAACGTGTTTACGGTGGCGCTCGTCGACCGCGACATCATCGAGGACGAATACCCGCAGTTTGCGGATAAGCTCAGCGGCAGCAGCATTGAAACGGCGAAATACGAGTACGACGACACGGTGGACACGAGCAACAAGGTCGCCGTGATCGACTGGTATTACCGTAAGAAGACCGCAGACGGGCGAACGGTGCTGCACTACGCAAAGTTCATCGACGAGGAGCATATCATCTACGCCAGCGAAAATGACCCCGAATATGCGGATGGCGGCTTCTACGAAGATGGAGAATATCCGTTCGTGTTCGACGTGCTGTTCCCCGAAAAGGGCACACCTGCGGGATTTGGATATACAGCCATTGCAAAGGATCCGCAGCTCTACATCGACAAGCTGTGGGGCAACATCCTCGAAACTTCAATGATGGGCAGCAAGCGCCGGTATTTCGCGAGCGAAAGCCTGAACATCAACGAAGAAGAGTTCCTTGACTGGCGCAAGCCGATCATCCACGTGTCCGGCCAGATCGACGAGAGCAGGCTCCGAGAGGTAACGACGCGCCCGCTCGATTCCATCTACGCGAATATCGTGCAGATGAAGATCGACGAGATGAAGGAAACGAGCTCAAACCGCGACGTGTCCAACGGCGGCACATCCAGCGGTGCAACGGCTGCGGCGGCTATTTCTGCACTGCAGGAGGCGGGCAATAAGGCGAGCCGCGATATGATTTCGGCGTGCTACCGCGCGCAGGCGAAGATCGTGAAACTGTGCATCGAGCGCATGCGGCAGTTCTACGACGCAGCGCGCACTTTCCGCATCACGAATGAAATGCCCTACGAGTATGCGCAGATCGGCGTGAACGAGCTTGGCGATCAGGTGACGGGCGTGGACAGCCTCGGCAATGACCTGTTCCGCAGACCGGTCTTTGACATCAAGATCAAGGCACAGAAGAAGAACCCATTCTCCCGCGCAGAACAGAACGAGCGGGCGAAAGAGCTGTATTCGCTGGGATTCTTCTCCCCGGACAGGGCACAGGAAAGCATGATTGCGCTCGACATGATGGACTTTGAAGGAATCGACAAGATCAAAAGCCAGGTCAACGAGGGCGCGACGCTCTACAACGTCGTGCAGCAGCAGAGTGATCAGCTGCAAAAGGCGCTCGCGGTTATCCAGCAGCTTACGGGACAGGACATGGGCATCGGAATGGCGGGCGGCACGCAGAGCAGCGGCTCGACACGCAAGAGCGGCAGCAGCGGCGGCGGAATTGAGAGCAAGAACGCCGACGCACAGAGCGCGCAGACACCGTACATGCAGCAGCTCGCCGAACAGTCTAAGCCGAACATGGACACGGGCAGCAGCGCGGCGATGCCGGGGGTGTAAGTGCATGACGATGGTTCACATCGAGCACGAAATTGGTCGCTACATGATCCTGTGCGAAGGACATTCGGCGGACGAGAAATGCTGCAATTACATCACGGGTGTGATGTATGCCTTCGGCGGCTATGTGAAGAACATGGAAGCTGAGGGAGAGTGCGAGGTCTATGGCTTCGAGATAGACGATGGTGCGCCGCGCTTCCTCATCCACTGCGGCGGCGACGAGCGCATCGAGGCGGCATTCATCGCCGCGTGCATCGGGCTCAAGCAGCTGGAAGACCCGAGGCCGGACGCGATCTGCGTGCACGTCAAAGAGAATTAAAAAATTTTTCTCGCCCGTGGTGAGACGGAGGAAGCCGCATGTTACGCTTTAGGCGTGCGAGTGGCTTCCTCCTATTCATACGCCCGCGAGGGAGGGGCGGCGTTTTTCTTCATCTTTTCGCCGCTCTCCCCTCCCCTGCGGATGATGGGAAGCGCTGCACGGCCTACACGGAGGGCCGAATATCCGCGATTTGACAAGCAGGAGGGATACCATGAACCTCAAAACTACGCTTCGCGTGATCCTGAGTCTCTTTGATGGCGGCGCTGCCGCTGCGGGGGCCGCTGCCGGTGCATCGGGCGGCGCTGAGGGAGGCGCGAGCGCACAGGGCGAGACCACGAATGCAAGCTCTTCTCCCACCCAGAAGGGCAAAACGGGCGAATACGCCAACGTCGTGTTCGGCAAGCAGGAGACACCTGACGATACGGGGACCTCTTCTGGCGAGCCGAAGGGCGAGGGCGCGAAGATGCAGCAGCACGACGCCGGGGCTGCGGAAAAAGGCAGGGAAGACCTGAAAAAGGAGTTCCTTGACCTCGTAAACGGCAAATACAAGGACGTCTATACCGCGGAGACGCAGCGCATCATCAACCGCAGATTCGGCGAAGAGAAGGCCAAAGACCAGAAGATCGCAGATTCGCAGCCCATTATCGACACACTGATGCGCCATTATGGCGTGTCGGACGGCGATATGAGTAAGCTGCGTGCGGCTTTTGAGGGCGATGCGGCGCTCAACAGCGTGCTCTACAATGCGGAAGCGGAGAGCATGGGCATGAGCGTGGAACAGTACCGCGAGTATGCGCGGATGCAGCAGGAAAACGAAGCGCTCAAACGCCAGGAAGAAGACAGGCAGCGCCAGCAGAAAGCCGACGAGACTTATAACGACTGGATCCGTCAGGCGAGCGAGCTGGTCGGCACGGCGGACGCACCGGGCGAGTACCCTGACTTCGACCTCAAGCGCGAAGTCGCGGAGAATCCGCGTTTCATTGCGATGCTGCGTGCTGGCGTTCCTGTAAAAGACGCTTACGAGGTATCCCATTTAGGCGACATTCAGGCTCATAGCGCGGCGAAAGCTGCGGCGGAGATGGAAAAGCGCGTGATGGACAATGTCCGCGCGAAAGGAATGCGCCCGAACGAGAATGGAACCACTTCCCAGCCGGGGGTCATTGTCAAGAGTGACCCGAGCAAATTCACGAAGGCCGACCGCGCAGAGATCGCAAGGCGCGTTCGGCGCGGCGAGCGCATCGTATTCTGATGCCCGCCTAATTTACCGACTGTAAGAAGGGAGACAAAACTCTATGAAGAAGTTCAAAGACATTTTCATTCTGCCCGTTATTCTGAGCCTGTTTGAGGGCCAGACGAACGTGACGACCGATGCCGGTCTCTCGGGCGAGATGAAGACCTACTACTGCGACACCCTGATCGACAACGCCGAACCCGAGCTGGTGCATGACCGCTTCGCGCAGAAGCGCAACATCCCCAAGGGCAAGGGCAAGGAAATCGAGTTCCGTAAGTATGATCCGCTGCCCAAGGCCTTGACGCCCATCACCGAAGGCGTGACGCCCAAGGGACGTAAGCTGTCCATGACCACGCTGACCGCGCAGGTCGACCAGTACGGCGATTTCGTCGAGATTTCCGATATCCTCGACCTGACCGCCATCGACAACAACCTGCAGGAAGCGACGGTGCTGCTCGGCTCTCAGGCGGGCCGCACGCTCGACACCATCACCCGCGAGGTCATCAACGGCGGCTCCAACGTCCAGTACGGCGAAGGTCAGGTGACGGGCCGTCATCTGCTCGTTGGCGGCGAGGCCGCGGGCAACCACTATTTCACGGTGCGCGCCGTCCGCAAGGCGGTTCGCTTCCTGAAAACCATGAACGCCCCGCGCTATGAGGGTTCTTACTGGGCCATCATTCACCCTGACTGTTCCTACGACATTCAGGATGACCCTGATTGGAAGCGCCCGCACGAGTACAAGGACACCAGCAACATCTACGACGACGAGATCGGCAAGATCGCGGGCGTCCGCTTTATCGAGACGACCGAAGCGAAGGTGTTCCACGCGGATGACCTGACTGAGGGCGCACGCGACCTGACCGTCAAGAGCGCATCCAGCAAGGTCTTGACCGTAAACGAGGCCATCACTACTGCTGACGCCGCAAAGTTGGCTGGCCGTGAGGTCGTCATCGGTGGTGCACTTCTTGAGATCGAGAGTGCCACGGCCGCGGGTGCTGGCAGCGCGACGATCACGTTGAAAGAAGCGCCTGCTGCCACCCCGACGGCGTCGACCACCATCTATCCGGGCGAAGCCGGTGCGAAGGGCCGCAACGTCTACTCCACCCTCATCATGGGCGCGGAGGCTTACGGTACGACCGAGCTGACCGGTGGTGGCCTTGAGCACATCGTCAAGCCGCTCGGCTCTGCCGGTACGGCTGACCCGCTGAACCAGCGTGCAACCGTCGGCTGGAAGGCGACCAAGGTCGCCGAACGTCTGGTTGAGGCGTATATGATTCGCGTGGAGACCACTTCTACGTTTGACGAGACCCCGCTGACCTAACCACCAAGGGGGCGGCTGTGAACGCCGCCCCCGCCACTGAAACGGAGGAAAGACCGATGAGCGAAGCAAAGAACGCCGTTGCGGCTGTGAACGCCGCCCCCGCGGGCGAGGAGTACGTCAGCGTCCGCCTGTTCAAGGACAGCGGCAAGTACAAGGATGACCTGCTGGTGTGCGTGAACGGCGAAAGCTGCCTGATTCAGCGCGGCGTGACCGTACAGGTCAAGAGAAAGTTCCTGTGGGCCATCCAGAACCAGATGAGACAGGATGCCTCGACCGCAAATCTCATCCAGACGATGAGCAGCGACTACGTTGAGAGCGCGAAGGCCCACAACGCGTAAGTGAATACGACCGCGAGACACGAAAAATGAGTTGCGACACGGCGCAGCAAGGGACGAAAAAGTCGCTCTTGCTGCGCCGTTTTCCATAAGAGAGGTGACAACATGGTTATTGAAAATGCTTACGCGCTCGAAGAGATCAAGCTCGGGCGCAGGGGCGAGAATCAGGCACGCAAGGTCGTCTTTGACGTGCTGGGAAAGTGGCGCGAGGGCTACGGCGAGGGCGTCGCAAGCCTGATCGTGCAGCGAAACGGCGATGCGCAGCCGTATCCCGTGACGGTGACGGAAGAAGACGGCGCGCTCGTGTGGCTGGTATCGAACGTTGATACGGCGGTTGCCGGTGAGGGCGCGGCAGAGCTGCGCTACACCGTTGGCGATACCATTGTGAAGAGCCAGATATATAAAACACGCGTGCGCGAAACGCTGGAAGACAGCGGAGAGACACCGCCTCCGGCCTATCAAAGCTGGGTCGATGAGGTTTTGCAGGCGGCGGCGGATGCGGAGACGGCGGTTTCCAAGATGCCATACGTCGACGAGACCACGGGCAACTGGTTCAAGTGGGACGCCACGGCGGGCGCTTTTGCCGACACGGGCGTTGCCGCGACCGGGCCGCAGGGCGAGGTCGGGCCCAAGGGAGATACCGGCGCGCAGGGCCTGAAGGGAGACACCGGTGCAACCGGCCCGAAGGGCGACACGGGCGCGACAGGTGCGCAGGGCCCCAAAGGTGATACCGGCGCGACCGGCGCGACGGGGCCGCAGGGCCCCAAAGGTGAAACCGGCCCGCGCGGCCCACAGGGAGAGCAGGGCATTCAAGGCGAGACCGGCCCCGCTGGCCCGCAGGGCACAAAGGGCGACAAGGGCGATGCCTTTACCTATTCCGACTTCACGGCGGCACAGCTTGCCGCGCTGAAAGGCGACAAGGGCGATACCGGCCCCCAAGGAGAGAAAGGTGACATCGGCGCGACCGGACCGACCGGCCCCGAAGGTCCGCGCGGCCCGAAGGGCGAACAAGGCCAGCAGGGGCAGACCGGCCCGCAAGGAGAGACGGGGCCAGCAGGCCCCAAAGGGGACACCGGCAAAGGCTTCAAGGTGCTGGGCTATTACGGCACGAAGGCTGCGCTGGACGCCGCGCAGAAAGCGACCGCAGCGGCGGGCGATGCCTACGGCGTGGGCACGGCGGAGCCCTACGACATCTACATTTTCGACGGTATTACCGGCGAGTTCATCAACAACGGCCCCTTGCAGGGCGCGAAAGGTGACACGGGGCCCGAGGGTCCGCAGGGCCCGAAAGGCGATCCCGGCGAGACTGGTCCTCAAGGCCCTGCCGGGGCGGATGGAGCCCCCGGCAAGGACGGCGCAAAGGGCGCGGACGGCCTGCCTGGGAAAGACGGCGCAGACGGTGCGCCGGGTAAGGACGGGACAAACGGACGTGACGGCGTGACGTTCACGCCGAGCATGAGCGACGACGGCGACCTGTCGTGGACGAACGACGGCGGCAAGGCGAATCCGCAGACCGTGAACCTCAAGGGCCCGAAAGGCGACACGGGCGCACGGGGGCCTGCCGGTGCTGACGGCGCGAAGGGCGATACCGGCCCAGAGGGGCCGAGAGGGCCGCAGGGCAAAACCGGTCCGCAAGGTGAAACCGGTGCAACTGGGCCGCAAGGCCTGACGGGACCCCAAGGCAAGACGGGCCCTGCCGGGGCGGCTGGTGCGAAGGGCGCGACCTTTACCCCCGCTATGTCTGCGGCGGGAGACCTGAGCTGGACGAACGACGGAGGGCTCGATAATCCCGCGACGGTCAACCTCAAAGGCCCCAAGGGGGACCGGGGCGAAAAGGGGGAGCAGGGCGAGAAAGGCGCGACCGGTGCGACCGGCCCGCAGGGCCCCGCAGGCCCCGTGAACGTGCCCTCCACCACCTCTCTCATCAAGGGCAACGGCTCGGGCGGGCTGGTGGCGGCAACGCGCGGCAGCGACTATATCGCAAGCGGCAACATCACCAAGCAGACGCTGGTTGCATCGGAGACCACGCCCACCGAGAACTACGCTATCAACTGGTACTTTCAATAAGGAGGCGCTGAGATGGCAAGTGCAAAACTCGGCACCAAAGCCGTCGGCAGTATCGTCAAACTGAACGTCAACGGTGCAGCGAAAGAGTTTATCGTCGTCCATCAGGGCAAACCGAGTTCTCTGTACGACGAATCCTGCGACGGCACTTGGTTGCTGATGAAGGACATCTTCGAGGCCACACGATGGCACAGCTCGGATGTGAACAATCTGGAGAACAGCACCATCCACAGCATACTGAACAGCACGCTCTTGAACGCGTTTGAGAGCAACATCAGGGACGCAATCAAGCAGGTGAAGATTCCGTATCGCAAGAACGGCGGTTCCAGTGGCTCGGATCAGAGTGGTGCTAACGGCTTGCTCTGCAAGATTTTCCTGCTGTCCGGCTACGAGATTGGCTTCACGACCAGCGATAACCCCTACTTCCCGCAAGATGGTGCGAAACTGTCCTACTTTGAATCTGGAACCGACACGTCCGCCAACAACAAGCGTATTGCGAAACTGAACGGCTCGGCCGACCACTGGGGGCTCCGTTCACCGTTCACCTACAGCACCAGCTTGGTGTGGCTCGTCAACTACGACGGCGTCGTCGAGACCAGAAAAGCATCCAACTCAACTGGCATCCGCCCCGCGCTCATTCTTCCGCCCGACATGGAAGTCGACAGCTCCGGCAATGTCACGCCACCCCCTCCCGCTACACACAAGACCTTCGTCAATGGCACAGCCTATGAAATTAAGGGTGGGAAGTGCCTCGTCAACGGCACGGTGTACAATATCCTCAAGGGCAGGACGCTCATCGGCGGGACAGGGTATGATATCAACTTTGAGCCGGATGTGAGCTTGACGTGGTACTTCAATCAGACACTTTCAATCCCTGTTTCTACTACGTCAACCACGTTTAGCACACGCGCACACTACGAAGGAGGCTCCAAAACAATTACAGGAATCCAAATAATAAACAGGGGGGACAATCCCAACATGTCATATTTGGGAAGCGGTTTTGCCTCCACTGCATGGGACCAGCGTCGCGGGTGGCGCGACACAGCATACCGCACCATTACTTTCGACGAAGCCCCCTCGGGCGATCTTCTGGCGTGGCTGCAAGAGAACGCCACGCCGCAATAGAAAGGAGCACACATGAGTATCCACATCAAAGTCAACAACACGGAATACCCCGCTACGGTCAACGGCAACCGTACTGACCGCTCGTGGGACGGACGTGACACCAAAACCATCTACCTCACCATGTCCCACGACGCCGTGGCGGCACTGCTGCCCGACAATACGCCGTGGAGCATCGTGCAGCGCGATATGGTGGACGTGCTGGACGAGCAGGGGAAGCCCACGGGCGAGACCAAGGAAGTCGTCAATGAGTACGACAACAGCGAGTACAGTCTTGCGGGCGACATCACCGACCACCGCGACGGCACGGTATCCATTAAGATGGGCAAGCCCACGGAAACGGAAAGCGCCAAAGCGACCGTCACCGCCCTTGCGGGTGAGCCGGTCACGTATGCCCGCGCGGTGGAGCTGCGCCCCATTATCGAGCAGGCAGCAGTCAGCCTGAGCGACGGCGAGGCGGCGAGCGTGCCGGAACTCATCACGGCATGGGCGTATCCTGTTGCTTACGCGGAGGGCGACCGCAGGAGCTACGGCGGCAAGGTGTACAAGTGCCGTCAGGCGCATACCTCTCAGGTCGACTGGACGCCGGAAAAGACGCCGAACCTCTGGGCGGTCATCGACGCCGAGCACGCGGGCACGCAAAATGACCCCATCCCCGCAGCGCGCGGCATGGAATACGAGTACGGCAAATATTACCTCGACGGCGAGGACGGAAAGGTGTACCTCTGCGAGCGTATCGGCGAGGCCGCGGGCGGGAAGATCGTCTTGCAGTATTTGCCGCATGAACTGCTGGGGCAGTATTTCGCGGAGGTCTAATGTATGAAAATGCTGAAAGCTATCCGTGACGCGGACGCGTTGCGGCCTAACAAATTGAGCACGCCGCGCAAGGCGGAAATCCTCATGGTGCTTGAGCACCGAATTGCCGAGATGATGGGGGCGGAAGCCCCCTCCCTCAAGGTGAGCGTGGAGGATGACACCGCGAGCGTCGAAGACATGGAATTACTGCTGCCGGACGGACACAACGAGTGTTACCACCTGTATCTGGCCGCGCAGCTTGACGCTTACAATCAGGACAGCGCGCTCTATGCCAACGACCACGCCATTGCCAACGAGGCGGTGGCCGATGCTATGGCATGGTGGCGGCGCGAGAACCGAAAAGAAAGCAAGGGCAACTGGAAGGTGTGATGAAAAGTGCCGACGACATTTCAGCTGGTGGAGACGACCTTCCCGAACGGCGAAGGCAAAGACACGCAGGAGCAGATCAACGGGGTCTATGACTACCTTTTCGTTCTTCTGGAACAGCTTCGGTATACGCTCTTCAATCTGGACGGGAGCAACATCAATCAGAATGCACTGAGCGAGTTTATCAAGAATATTTCCGAGCCGATCTACGCCAAGATCGAGGATACGGACAAGAACGTGAACGAGCTGTCCATCACGGCAAAAGGCCTTGCGGGGCGCATCGGCGACGCCGAGGGGAACATCACGCAGCTGCAAGCGACAGCGACTGGCTTGCAGGCGAGCATTTCGAACCTGAACGGCAGCGTGACGAACCTGACGGCGGACGTGAACGGCATCCGCGCGACAGTGAGCACCAAGATCGACGCGACGCAGGCACAGAGCATCTTTAACCAGAGCGCGACCGGCTTCACACTGAGCGCGACGAGTGGCGAGAACGGCACGATTTTCAAACTCAATTACAACGGCGCACAGATTGCGAGCACGGGATCCATCGATCTACACGTCAAGGCAGTCAACATCGATGGCACGCTGACAGCGGGCGCGCTGCGCGGCGGGAGCGTGAGCCTGCTGGCCGGAGATACCCCTGTCGGCAGCATGGATCTTGCCTACACGGGTACGGGGCAGGTCGGCGTCGGTCTGGCGGCGACCTATGGTGGCATGAAGATGCACGCAGCGGGAAATATCTTTCTTGAATCCAAGCTGGGGCCGTTTGCATTGATCGGAAAAGACGATGCCAGCGACTACCCTGTCGTATCGCTCGGCGGCGGCTATCTGGTGCTGAGCAGCAGCTATATGTTTGGGGCATCGCCGCCAAGTGCCGCGCCGTATGGCACGGTGTTTTTCATCGAGGAGTAAGGCATGGCGAGCTTTTATTGTACGCTGTCACCGGTCGACGGAGACGGGACACAGCTTAGCGTCTACGCACGGTTTACTGGCGGCGCGTCGGATTACACGTATAAGCGCTCAATCGACATCCGCATCACGGGCGTCGGGACATTCTCGTTCGATTCGAGCGAGGTCGGCGGTGGTACGAGCACCTTTGTCGGCACGATCACAGGGCTCACACCGGGCACGACATACGAGTGGATATGCAACATGTACTACTGGGGCGGATCGTGGATCGTCTCAGATTACAGCGATTCCGGCACAGCCACGACATACAGCGGCGGCGGCAGCGGAGGCAGTGCGAAGGCGGTCATCAACGTCGGGACGTATGCCTATCCGAACTGGAAGAGATACCGCGCGATCGTCAACATTGGGACGTATTACAACACAAATTGGCTATCGGTTCGACCGGTCAACAATTACGGGAGCTATTCGCAACCCGATTGGAGGTAAAGAGCATGAATGAAAAGATCAAGCAGGAAGCGGCGCACGCGATGCGCCTGATCGGCATTTTGAACGTCAACGGCGACGCGGTGGACGTGGTGGCGGCGGTGCGGCAGTCGCTTCGCAATATCGCAATGATCTGCGACGGCACGGAAGCGCCAGAGAAGAAAGAAAGCGAGGGCCCGGATGAGACTGCCTGAGATCACGGCATATACGAACCGGCGCGTGCAGCAAGAGAAATTCGGAGGCATCAACCACACGTTCGGTGCGGCGGGCGGCGAGCTCTACGACATGAAGAACCTGTCGGCGCGATACTTCCCGCTTCTTTCCCCCCGTGCGAGGCGCTATACCGTCCGCAAGGATATGGGGACTGCAAACGGCATTTTCAGTGCAGGAAAGCTCTACGAGGTATACGGAACGAAGCTCTACGTCAACGGCGAGGAGAAGTCGACGGTCGCAGACAGCGAAAAGACTTTCTGTGCACTGGGCGAGCGCGTGCTCATCTTCCCCGACAAGATCGTGTGTGAAAAGGACGGCACGATCAAGCCGATGGAGGCGAGCTACGCCGCGGCGGGGCTGAAATTCGGGAATGGTACGTATGCCGACGAAAAGGCGGCGGCAAACAGCATCACGACGACCGGCGCGGCGTTCCCATTCAACGTGGGCGACGCCGTGACGATCTCGGGCTGTACAAAGGAGACCTACAACAACCGCACGCCCATCATCCGAGAGATCAGCGAAGACAAAAAGACGCTGCGCTTTTATGAAAACACTTTCCGCCTGCCCGATGGGCAGGAAAGCATCACGGAGCCCGGAACAGTCACGCTCAAGCGCAGCGTTCCCGACATGGATTTTGTCTGCACGAACGAGAACCGCGTGTGGGGCTGCAAGGGCGACAGCATCTTTGCTTCAAAGCTCGGCGACCCGTACAACTGGAACGTGTTTGACGGACTATCCACGGATGCGTTCAGCGTGGAGAGCGGCACGGCGGGAGCATTCACGGCGTGCGTGAGCTACCTTGGTTACCCGTGCTTTTTCAAAGAAGACAAAATTTTCAAGATGTACGGCACGATTCCGACAAACTTCCAGCTCATGTCGAGTGCTGTTCTCGGCGTAATGAAGGGCAGCCACAAGAGCCTTGCTGTGGCGGGCGAAACGCTCTATTACCTCTCGAAGGTCGGCATCATGGCGTACAGCGGCGGCATGCCGCGCTGCATCTCTCGCACGCTGGGCGATGATGTGCGCCTCTCTGACGCGGTGGGAGGAAGTGACGGCCTCAACTACTACGTGAGCCTGAAAGAGGATGGCAAGGCGGCGCTGTACTGCTACAGCAGCGAAAACGGCGTGTGGCATAAGGAAGATACGCTTGCCGTGGTGCAAATGGCCTATTCGGGCGGTATCATGGCCTTAGTAGACGGCGGGTGCGTGCTGCTTGGAAATCCGGCAGATATCCCGACCGGCGCAACACGCGAGGGGGCTGTTATTAGCGAGGCGGAGTTTGCCGACTATGACGGCGGCTCATTCGACGCGAAGCACGTGCAGCGCGTACGGGCGCGGCTGGAATGCGAAAAGGGCACAACGGTCGTGTTCCTTGTCAAGTTTGACGGCGGCGCGTGGGAAGAGGTCGACCGCTGCGGGGCACAGGAGAAGGACGTTTTCACGCTCAACTGCCCGATCCGCCGCTGCGACCACTTTAGATTAAAAATCAAAGCCACAGGAGAATACCGGCTCTATGCGCTCGAGTACGAATACGTGACGGGCGGCAGAAAGTGAGGGGACAATGGCAGATAATTTCAAACACAAGAATACAGACCTGACGCTCATCAACGATTCGGGCGACCTTGATCTCATCCGGCAGTATACCGAGGCCTACAACAAGGCATATGCCGAGGGAGACAAGGCGGGCCAGCAGGCGGCGCACGACGCGGCGGAGAAAATCCGAGCGAAGTACGACTATTCCGGCGGCGTGGACGGCAGCGAGTACATCAAACTCGGCACGGGCGCGAGCCCTGCAAAGGCTGACACGAGCTGGCTCGATAAGCTGGGCGACAGCAACTACAACTACGATCAGAGCGGACAGATCAGCGCAAAGCTCGACGCGCTGCTGAATCGCACGCCGTTTTCCTACGACGCGGCGAGCGACCCGCTCTATCAGCAGTATCGCAAGCAGTACACGCGCGAGGCAGACCGCAGCGCTGAGGACGTGCTCGGCAAGGCGGCAGTTATGACGGGCGGGATGCCGTCCACGGCAGCGGTGGCAGCGAGCCAGCAGGCGAGCGACTACCAGATGAGCCAGATGACGGACAAAATCCCCGAGCTGCAGCAGCTTGCCTATAGCATGTATCAGGACGGCTTGAATGCTGACCGCGCCGATTTGAATACGCTCATCGGCCTTGAGGACAACAACTACAACCGCTGGCTGACTGACCGCAACTATCTCTATCAGCTCGCACGCGATCAGGTGGGCGACCAGCAGACGGCGGATGCGCTGGCGTATCAGAAGCAGCAGGACAAGCTCAACTATAACTACCAGAAGGAACGCGATGCCATCGAAGACGCACGCTATAATGCGGAATGGCAGTATAAATTGCAGCAGGCCGCGCAGCAGGCCGCGAGAAGAAATACCCGCGTCAGCACCACGCCTACGGGCGGCGGCGAGGCGGATTATGATGGCTTGTTCGCAGCGGCGCAGGCAAGCGGCTATCCCAAGAGCTTTATCTCCAACAACTATAAGAAGTACGGCTTTTCCTCTTCAAGCAGTTTGTATGACGATTATGAGAGCTGGCTCGAGGGGCAGGGCGGCGGCAGCGGAAGCGGCAGCAGCGGCAAGACACTGCCGCAGGGTCAGTTTATTGCTCTACTGAGCGGATTCAACACGTCGCTGAAAAACGGTGAAGGCGAGCGTATCCTTTCGACGCTCGACAAGGCATGGCCGCTGATGACGAGTGATCAGAAGGCAGAAATGCAGAAGCTGCTGACGCAGTACGGCTATTCCTACGAGGAGGGCTAAATGGGACGATTAGTAAAAGCGAATCCGGAAGTGGAAGCGAGCAAGGGCCAGACGACGGTTGTTGGAACCGGCACGCACGGCAGGCTTGTGAGAACGGGGGATGTGCAGCGCACATCCCCTACGGGCAATGTGGTGCAGAAGAAGCCGACAGTGCAACCGAGCAAGGCGGCAACGATTCCCGCAAAGGCGAGCAGCCCCATGTTCCGCACGCGGCAGAATGTCGTGACGCCAAAAAATCAAAGCGCGCTTGCGCAGAATCTTGCGCAGGGGGCCTTACAGAAGAAGGACGCGAAGAACTACCAGAGCAAAGAAGCGTTCGAACAGCACGTGCAGGAGGTAAAAGCCCCCACGGTCGCGCAGCGCGTCGACGATACCGTCAAGGGCGCGGCGAAAACCTATGGCGCGGGGCTCGTCAACCTTGCTGGTATGGCGCAGACCGGCAGCGGATTGCAGCGACGCGAGGAAGCAAACACCGAAATTGCCCTGTGGGATCAGGATATCAAGGCACAGCGGGACGTTCTTGCAGACCCTATGAGCACCGAAAGCGAGCGCGACACTGCGCGAAATGTCATTGCGGCACTGGAAGCGCGGAAAGCTGCATACCTGAAAGCTTACGGCGAGGGCGGCGAGGTCGAACGGACGGCGCAGGGCATCTACTCTACTGCCGACAAGCTGTCCGACAGCGGTACAAGAGACATTGAGCGCGCCAAGAAGAACCTCGGCGCGGCGGGCCGTCTTGCGGTCGACGTCGGCGTTGCAGGCGCGCAGATGGGCGCAGACGCGGCACTGGGCCTGCTGACAGGCGGCAGCGCGCTCCCGGCGATGTTTGTACGCAGCACGGGCGGCAGCGCGCAGGAAGCCCGCCGCGCGGGCGCAACGCACGAGCAGCAGGTCAACTATGGTTTTGCTAGCGGCGCGCTGAGCGTGGCAACGGAGAAGATCGGCAACGCGGCAGGGCCGTTCAAGAAGATGTTTGGCAAAGGCTTCCTTGATGACGTCATCGAAAGAGCAACGCAGAATCTGACCCGCAGCGCGGCGGGAAAGATCGCATTGTCGTTTCTGGAAGAAGGCGGCGAGGAGGCCATCGAAGACCTCATTCAGCCTGCCTTGCAGATGATCTATAACGGCAAGACGCTTGGTGGGAGCTATAGCGAGCTGGAAGCATCGGAAATTCTGAACGACTTCCTCGTCGGCGGTATCCTCGGCGGGCTTGGCGGCGGAGTGGAAGTGGCGGCAAACCGCTTTGCGCGCTTTGATAACTCCCTCGGCGAGAGCGGACGCAAGGCGATTCGCGGCTCGTATCAGGAGGGCAAGGACACAGCAGAGCACGTGAAGGACTTTATCCCTGCCTACAATGCGGGCGTGGAGGGCAAGGCGAACCCGAACCCGACGAATGAGACGGCCTATGCAGGCTATGTCGCAGGGCAGAACGACGCGAAGAAAGAGGCAGGAACGGGCGAGCATATTGACAGCCGCACGAAGGAAAATGTATCGAGCAGAAATGTAAACGCTTTCCAGTTTGACCACCCCGAGCTGCACGGTTATTACAGTACGGCGGCAGAGCAGATCGCCGGTATCGCTGATATAAGCCTTTCGCGCGGACAGCAGAAGGGCGCGCGGCAGCGGACGGCAAACGGATACCAGAGAAACAATCAGATATTCGAGACCCCCGCCATGCGCAAGGCGATGAACGAGGGCCTGACGCGCACGCAAATCATTGATGCAGCGCAGCGCATCATCAACGATAATGGACAGGAGAACGTCAAAGCGGCGAAAACACTCGAGATCGTGCTTGACGACATGCTAACGAATGGGTACACTGCTGTTGATGGAACGGCGGTCGCCCCAAACACGGATTATATTGCAGCAAAGCAGCAGATCGCAGGCGCAGAGGCGCAGGCGACCGGCTTTGACAAGTATGTAACTGACAACCGCCTTGCCCTCGAGACAGGAGAGGTAACAATGGACGAGTTGCGCGCAGAATACGCGCAGCAGGAAGGAGCCGAACATGGAGAAGCAGTACATTTACGCGACGGCAGCGAACGGGATAACGGTGCGAATCCCCGCGGAGAAGTACGAGGCGTGGAAGAAAGCACAGGACGAGATCAGAGCCGGAAGAAAGGGAGACACTTCGCAGACAGCGAAGCAGCTGCGCTCGATTATGGAGAAAAAGTAAGCACTGCGAGCTTTGGCATCGGCAGAGGCGCATTCAATGACAGCGTCTATCTTGTGAAGAACGAGACGGCGGAAATGCGCAAGGCGAAGGACCTCGCCAAAGAGCGCGGTCTGCGCGTGACGTTCTTTGCCGGGAATAATCTGACGTTCCGTGACAAGAGCGGGAAAACGTTCCAGGTGCGCGGCTACGTTTCAGGTGACCGCGTATTTATCCGTGCGGATCATCCGGAATTTACGTCGTACCAGATCATGCGGCATGAGGCCGGACATGATATGATCGCAAAGGGCGAAGTCGATTTGAACGAGGTACGCACGCGCATCGATAAGACCTTTACCGGCGGTGAGGTTGACTCCCTCTGCACGGCGTATGCAGACGCTTATGCCGGCACCGAAATGACGGCGCAGGAAATTTGGGAAGAGGTGGTTTGCGACAGCCTCGGCGATATGAACATTTTCGCCGACAGTGAGATCAGCGATGCGGCAGCGTTTCTTCTTGCACATATCAAGGTGGAGAGCGAAACCGTTGCGCAGGAAAGCACGCGTGCGCCGCCAAGCAAAATAAATGGCAGGGCGAGCATTGAAGAAGCTGCCGATGGCAAAAAATATGTCCGCGCCGACAGACAGGTCATTTTTGGAAATGACCCGCAGAGTTGGAGCGAACAACTGGAAGACTATATTAACGGGAAAATCCGCCGTGGACAAGACGTTAAGCTTATCGGCGCGGATGGCGACGAATTGGTCCTGACTGCGACCTCGGCAGGGAAACTGAGCGACAACCACACCAGCGATGGGCGTACTATGAGCGAGGCGGCATTTGAGCGAAAAGTAAATGCAGCATCGCATATTGACGAGTTGGCGCAGGTTTCTGTCAAGGGGGACAGGAACGTTGTAGATCATAACAGTCGACATGGAGACATGGCAAGTAGCGGTTGGAATTATCGCACGGCGTTTTTCAAAGACTTTGGCGGGAAATATTACAAGGTTACGATATCGACGGCGCAGAGCGCAGACGGTAAGATGATCTATAATATTGGGCAGATGCAAGAAAGAAGCATCCCCCAAATTAACGGCTCTTCCACTGCGAACAGCGGCGCTCTGCGAGGGGATGCTCTTGAGTATAGTCTATCTCGCGACACGCAAAATGTCAAGTCGAAGTTCAGTATGGAGACACCGGTTGAAGAGACAAAAACCCTCGTCGCCATGCACAATATGACCGAGGAAAAGCTACGACGCACGCTCGACATCGGCGCGTGGCCGTCGCCTTCCATCGCCGTCGTGAAGGCAAAAGAGGGGCACGCCAACTACGGCGAATACTCCGCCATCTTCCCGCGCGGGACCATTGATCCGCAAGCGGACAGCAGGAACAAGGTCTACGGCGGCGACGCATGGACGCCGACGCACGATAACGCCCTGGTGGAGCGCGAGGTGAACTACGAGGCGCGGCGGGCGTTCGATGAGAACATCAAGAACCTGTCCAGCCAGTTTGCGGGCGGCGTTTTCCAAGGCAGCGGCACGCTGGGCAAGATCGGATTGGAGAATGAGACCAGATGGGAGCCGGAAGAGATCGCCGACAAGCTGGCGAACCATCCGGAGGTGCAGGCGGCATTCCTTCAGAGCGAGGGCAAGAGCCTTGAACCGGTGTACCGTGACAAGCAGTTCGACCGTTTCTTCAGCAACGCGACCATTCAGCGGTACCTCGACGCGGTGGGCGAACAGGAAGTGGCGCGGCTGGCGGTGAAGCTGATGACCGGCGAGCGCCTGACGGCGGAAGAGATGAAACCGGCGGAACAGGCCATCCGGGAGGTCTACGCAGAGGAACACGCCAACTTCCTGAACCGCAGACCGGAATCCAAGGAGAAGCGCATCGACTACTACATGAAGAACAACGTGTTCCCTAACCGGGTGGAGGACTTCATCCGGAGCACGCAGGAGTTCTATGAGAGCGGCGGAAGCGCGGGCGAGATCGACAAGGAAGCCACGGCGGCCAAGATGATGGAGATGATCGCACCGGGCGGAAGCTGGAACGATGCGCTGCAGACGGTGAAAGACTGGGTGCAGCCGCAGCTGGAAGGACTGCTGGGCGATCGGGGCATCTACAACGGCATGGACGCAGTGACCGACAGCGGCAGACGCAGCTTTACGCAGACGCACTGGGAATACACGGCGGAGAACATCGTGAAGGCCATGAACATGGCGGCAGCCAAGGGCGCGAACATGTACGGCGTGACCCCGGAGACGCTGGCAGCAACGGCCACACGGGAATACCGGAACGTGGACGAGATGCACGCGGACGAGGCGCGGCTGCGCACGGTGAGCGAAGAGGAACACGAGAAGGCGCTGCGAGACCTCGGCATCTACCTTGACCGTGTGGTGAACGATCTGATGCTCACCACGATGCACAAGTACGACAACAGCTTCGAGGAGGAACAAAACCTGAGCGGCATTATCGCAGAAGCGGCCAAGGGGAAGAAAACCGTGGCGACGGTGAAGGCGGCGTTCCGCAAGGAAGGCTATGCCATATCCGACGGGCACGCCAAGAGCATCCTGGCACTCATTGACCGCGCAGCCAATATCCCGACGGGGTACTACGAGGCGAAGCCCCAGCGCGTCGTCGGCTTTGATGAGGCACTTGCCGTTATCGCGCCGGACGATGCACCCGTCGACCTGTTAAGCGAGATGCGCAATGCGGGCATGAATGTTGTGGAGTACAAGGCAGGCGACGATGCAGACCGCCTCGCCAAGGTCAACGGCGTGAATGACGCGCAATTCTCCCGTGAGATTCCCGAGGAGAACTACGAAGCGTTGAAAGAGAAGTACGGATATATCCCGGCGGGCGAGCGTGCATACCGCGAAGTGCAGGTACCGAAGAAGACGGCGGATGACAAATACGTCAGCCGCACGATCCGCACGGTGCTGGAAGCAAAGGCAACGCCGGACGCAATGGTGCCGACGTTGGAACGAATGGTGGCAAAAGGAGAGTTCTCCTACGACCGCTATACGGACAAGCAGGCCATTAGTGACGCAGAAAGCCGCATAAAAACCGAGGGTTGGCAAAAGACCCTGAACAAGTGGAAAAGTTCCACCAAAGAGGGAATCAGCAAGGAGAATACGGCGATTGGCTGGGCGCTCTACAACAATGCAGCAAACAGCGGTGATGTGGAGACGGCTATCGATGTGCTCGACACCATCGTAAAGCGCCAGAGAAATGCGGCGCAGGCGTTGCAGGCAACGCGGCTACTCAAGCAGCAGGACCCCAGTACGCAGCTTTATGCGGCGCAGCGCAGCGTGGAGAACTTGACAGAAGATCTCAAAAAGCAGTACGGGGAAAAGGCCCCTGATCTGAAGATTGACCGCGACCTCGCTGAAAAGTTCCTGAACGCAAAGGACGACGATGCGCGCACCGAGGCGATGAAGGAAATCTATCGCGATATCGGCAGACAGATGCCGAGCCGCTTTATTGACAAATGGAACGCTTGGCGCTACTTTTCGATGCTTGGTAATCCACGCACGCATGTGCGCAACATCGTTGGCAACGTAGGATTTGTTCCTGCTGTCACGGTAAAGAACGTCATCGGCGCAGGCATTGAGAGCGCTGCGAACGCGGTGAGCGGCGGCAAAGTCGGACGCACGAAGGCAATCCTGACGACGAAGGACGCAGGGCTTATCAAGGCGGCATGGAGTGACTATGCCAACATTCGCGAGCAAGCTCTCGGTAGCGGCAAGTACAATGATAATGTCAATGTGCGACAGGAAATCGAGGAAGGGCGCACAATCTTCAAACCGAAACTGCTGGAAGCGATGCGCAAATTCAACAGCACGGCGCTGGATGCGGAAGACGCATGGTTCTCCAAGCCGCATTACGCGGCGGCGCTGGCGCAATTCTGCAAAGCAAATGGCATTACCGCGGAGCAGGTCGCTGGCGGGAAAGGCATTGAAGCGGCACGCGAATACGCGATCAGAGAGGCGCAGAAAGCAACCTATCGAGACACCAATGCGTTTTCACAGATGATCTCCGATCTCGGCAGATACCGCGGGGATAACAAGATGAAACGCCTCGGAAGCACCCTCGCCGAAGGAATCCTGCCGTTCCGCAAGACACCAGCCAACATTCTGGTGCGCGGCGTGGAATACAGCCCTATTGGTTTCCTCAAAAGCATAAGCTATGACCTTGTGCAGGTGCAGAAGGGCAATATGCAGGCGACCGAAATGATCGACCGGGCCGCCGCTGGGCTGACCGGCACGGGGCTTATGATGCTCGGCCTTTATATGGCGAAAGAGGGCATTCTTCGCGGCAGCGGCGGTGATGACGAGAAGAAGAAAAAGTTCGACGAGCTGCAAGGACATCAGGAATACGCACTGGAGCTGCCAAATGGCACGAGTATTACGCTGGATTGGCTTGCGCCGGAAGCGCTTCCGTTTTTCGTCGGGGCAAACCTTTACGAGCAGATGCAGGCGAACAACGGGTATCTCACTATGAGTGATATGCTTCAGGCAGCAAGCAACGTGACGGACCCGCTTCTTTCCATGAGCTGTCTGCAAAGCTTAAACGACGTTTTTGACGCGGTGGGGTATGCGTCCTCTGGAAACACAAACGCACTAACCAGTGCGGTAGCAAGCGCGGCGACGAGTTATTTGACGCAGGGTATCCCGACGGTCTTCGGGCAGGCGGAGCGCACGGGCGAAAGCACGCGCATGACGACCTATACGGATAAGAACAAATTCCTGACGCCGGATATGCAATATGCGCTCGGCAAGTCCAGCGCGCGTATTCCGGGCGTTGACTACGGGCAGATCCCATTCATCGACGCATGGGGACGCACGGAAAGCTCCGGAGGAGTGGTCGCGCGGGCATTTAACAATTTTGCGAATCCCGCGTATACCTCGAAGGTAAGCGGCAGCAAAATGGAAGATGAATTGAGCCGCCTGTATGAGGCGACCGGTGAGGCCAAAGTCCTGCCGCAGCGCGCACCGAAATCTTTTACCGTGAATAAGGAAAACAAACAGTTGACCGGCGAGGAATACGTTAAGTACGCCACGAAGCGCGGGCAGACTTCCTATAAGATCGTCAGCGAGCTCACGGGACTTGCGAGCTATAAGTCCATGAGCGACGGCGATAAGGCAGATGCCGTTGCGAAAGCCTACGAATATGCCAACATCGTTGGGAAAATGAGCGTAAGCAATTACCAAACGGACGGGTGGGCGGCAAAGGCCATAGATACCGTCAAAAAAACGGGCGTTTCAGAAGCCCAGTATATTGCGCTCTATTTGGCAAAAGGCGGGATTGAAAGCCTGAAGGACAAAAACGGGGATACCATCAGCAACAGTGAAGGCTTACAGATCATGGAGCTTGTTTATCAGCAGAAGGGGCTTTCCGATGAACAGCGTGCAGCCCTCTTTGAGGACTTCGGCGTCGGAAAGAGCATTCGCCATTGGAACCGCGCGCGGGTGGACGAGCAGCTTGCAATCATGCGGAAGAAAGCGGCGTAAAGAAAAAGAACCTGTCGGTGGGCCGACAGGTTCTTTTTCCCCGTGGTGAATTTGCGGAGGCGGCATGATAGGCTCAATGGAGAACACCATAAAAATAAGGGGGCGTGAAAAATGGACAATGCAAAGCACTACGATGACGCGGCGATCGCGTTGATCGAAAGCCGCTGCAAGAGCAATACGCATCGAATCAACGAGTTGCAGGAGCACCAAACGGCGCTTGACAGGCTGGCAACGTCGGTCGAAGTGCTGGCGACCAAGCAGGAAACCGTCGAGGGAGACGTCAAAGAGATCAAAGAGGACGTAAAGGCCATCACGGGCAAGGCGGGGAAACGCTGGGACAGCCTGGTCGACAAGGCTCTCGCGGCGCTGGCGGGTGCGTTTATCGCGTGGCTGCTGTCGGGGGTGGCCTTATGAAGAAGCTGAGAAAGCGGGACAAGTACGTCATCGCGGCAGTGCTCAACCTCTGCTGGTACTGCATTGCGGTGCTCGTATTGACCGCGCATGACAAGGTAGTGCCGGACAGCCTGACCGTCGCGTGGTTCGCTGCGTGGACGGCAGAACTCGGCCTGCTGGCGGGAATCAAAATCAAGGGAAAGGACGAATGACATGAACGAAAGAATTATTAAGCGTATCGCAAATCTGATGAGCGTCAAGAGCATCGTGACGCTGGTGCTAACGGGAGTTTTCGCGTACATGGCCGTCACGGGCAACATCTCGCAGGACTTTATGACGATCTATGCAGTCATCATCGCATTCTACTTCGGCACGCAGTCGCAGAAGGCGCAGGACGTCATCGACAAGGGGGCGTAAGGCAATGGACATTCGCAAATATCCCGCGAACGCCGGGAACGTCGGCGGCAAGCGCACGGCGAGCGGTATCCGCTACATCGTGATCCACTACACCGGCAACGATGGCGACACGGCGGCGAATAACGCGAAGTACTACGCGGGCAACGTCGTGAAGACCAGCGCGCACTACTTCGTCGATGCAAACGAGATCGTGCAGAGCGTGGACGACCTGCGCATCGCGTGGGCGGTCGGCGGCAACAAGTATCCGAGCTGCGCGCAGACTGGCGGCGGGACGATGTACGGCAAGTGTAAGAACGCCAACAGCATCAGCATTGAACTGTGTGACGCGGTCAAGAACGGCGTATACGCGCCGGACGCGAAGACCGTCTCGCAGGCACTTGAGCTGACGAAAGCTCTGATGAAGAAGTACAACATCCCCGCGAGCAACGTCATCCGCCATTTCGACGTGACGGGCAAGCTGTGCCCCGCGTACTGGTCCGGCAAGGAGAACACGGGCAAGTGGGAAAAGGAATTCCACGGCAAGCTGACGGCGCCCGATTACCGCGCGCAGCTGCAAAAGCGCGCGGGGCTGACGGACGGCACGATGGATTACCTTGAAAAATATCAGTACGGCGATGACCTCATTAGAAAACTCGCCGTAATGAAGTAATTTGTTGGAGCGGGCGAAAAAGTAAGGAAGGAGCACGGACG